CCGTTTAGAGGTAAAGCAGACATACTTAAAAACAAAGGCGGTCTGGTCGATTTAAAGACTACTGTAGACGTACAAAACTTTGACAAGAGTGCATACCGTTTTCGTTATTATTTACAAGTTTATCTGTACTGTCAAATCTTTGGCTGTGACTATAAAGACTTTACGTTTCTTTGTATATCAAAAAACACACTAGACGTAGGCGTATGGAATGTAAGCAAAGACTTTTACGAGTACGGCAAAAGAGAAGTCGAGCGAGCCATAAAACTATACAAGACATTCTTTATAGAAGACTTTGACCTTAACGACTACACTATCACTGGTACGATATGATCTACTTTATGGACTTAGAGGGTTTGCTAGTTTGCGTAGCTGTAGCCGTAGTTTTTTCAATGATTAGTTATTTAAAGGGTTATGAAGACGGACAAAGAGGCAAATAACTGGACTTGTTTAGACAACTCGTTTTGCTACGCTAAATGTTACGAGCAGTGCGAGACTTGCAAGAAATTCGACGAAAGAGTAAAAAACAATACACAATGAAAATAACAGTAGAACACTGCGACGAGAAAGTAACAATAGAAACAGCTACAGAAGACGTAACAATAAACGAGTATATGGACTATGTTCAACGTATAGCATATGCTTTAGGCTACCAGCACAAAAGTATTAAAGACTGGTATAAAAAATGAAAATAAAATATGAAACCAAAAAAACATACTATGCTACAGAGAATAGAACGCCTAGAGCGGACTGTAGCTAAACTATACATACTAATCGAAAAACTATACAATGACAACTCACAAGAGAATAGCAGACCTAGTAATTAATTTGACTGGTATTAATATATACCAGAAATGCAAGAAGCAAGAAATAGTAGACGCACGCTGTTTGTTTGATTATATAATGCGTGAGAAGTGCAAGTCTACACTAGTCAAAATTGTAGACCACTACAGAAAGCAAGGGCTCTATAGAAACCACGCTACTATAATACACAGCTCTAAGCTATGGCAAGACGTTTGCAGACGTAAGCCAGAATATAGAAAACACTTTGCTACTATTATAGGCACAGAATTAAGCAAGGCACAATACCAAAACGCCTATGAGCTAGTAGACAAACTAAAGACGAAAAAGCAACTGTCAAAGTTTCGCTCAATTATGCAAGAAATTATAGAGTAGCAAAAACAGTTTTTTTACGTTATATAGATATGCCATACGACAATACAGACCAGAAACAAAAAATGCTAGAGGCCTTAGAGTACAACTTAGGCATAGTATTACATAGCTGCACTAGTGCTAAAATATCTAGATCTGTACACTACAAGTGGTTAAAAGAAGACCCAAAATATGCACAGGCTGTACAAGACATACAAGAAAGTGCAATAGACTTTGTAGAAAGCAAACTATACGAGCAAATAAAAAACAATAATATAGCTGCTATAATTTTTTATCTAAAGAGCAAGGCCAAACATAGAGGCTACTATGACAAACAAGAAATTGCTATGCCAGAGACTAAAAAATTCACGGTTAAAGTTATTGAGTAGTGCACATAGATACAAACGTAGTCTGGTCTCACTTAAAAAAGACCGACAAGAAAATAGTTATAGAGCAAGGCGGTACACGCTCTGGCAAGACATATAACATACTTCTGTGGCTTATATTTCACTACGCAGAAAACAATACTGGTAAAACCGTTTCTATATTTCGAGTAACATACCCAGCTCTAAGAGCTACGGTTATGCGTGACTTTTTCGACATTCTAAACAAATACGATTTATACGTAGAAGCAGATCACAATAAAAGTAATAGCGAGTACAAGCTAAACGGTAACCTATTTGAGTTTATTTCTGTAGACCAGCCTAGTAGATTAAAAGGTAGAAAGCGAGACCTGGCGTTTCTTAACGAGGCAAACGAATTTAGCTACGAGCAATACAACCAGATTTTATTTCGTACAGCTAGCGACACAAGCCCTACAATAATTCTAGACTACAACCCTAGTGACGAGTATAGCTGGATCTACACAAAAGTAAAGACTAGAGAAGACGCAGACTTTTACATCACTACATACAAAAACAATCCATTTCTAGAGCCAGAGCTAGTAGCAGAAATAGAACGTCTTAGAGAAACCGACGAAGACTACTGGCGTATATATGGTCTAGGTCAAGTAGGCAGAAACAGAGCAACTATATTTAATTTTACAGAGGTTACAGAAATACCGCTAGACGCAAAGCTAGTAGCTGCTGGTCTTGATTTTGGCTATGTTAACGATCCGAGCTGCTGTATAATTACTTACAAGTCTGGCGACAATCTGTACATTAAAGAGCTGTTTTACGAGTATGCTATGACAAACGAAGACATACACAATAAGCTCCTGGACATAGGCTTTGATCCTAGAGACGAGATTTTTGCCGACTCCGCCGAACCGAAGAGTATCGACTTTATACGTAGAATGGGTCGCTGGAATATAAAGCCAACTCTCAAAGGCAAAGACAGTATTTTGGCTGGTATCGACATACTAAAGAGACATAAACTACACATAACAAGCGACAGCACAAACACACTAAAAGAGTTTAGAAACTATAAGTGGGTAGAAGACAAAAACGGCGTACTACTTAATAAACCAGTCCCACAAAACGACCACACAGCTGATGCGGTTCGCTATAGTATATTCACTAAACTAAGTAGACCTAACTTCGGTAGATACGCTATACGTTAAACAAATTTGGTAGTTATTAACATTTTTACTATATTGCAGACATAAACAATAAAAATGAGACTATATAAAAAACCAGACTCCGACAAGTGGGTCGACAAAAAAGAGTATTTTGACTTTCTGTTTAGTAAAGACTATATGCTAGACAACGGTGCTCTAAAAGACTACTTTAAAGAATTGAAGTAGAGTAGATTTTTTCATTACACTTGGTTCAAGACCGCTCTAGAAATAGGGCGGTTTTTTTATGAGTTAAATTCTAGTTTTTTACGTTATATATAAAACGTACATTATGAAGCTAGATTTACTAGTCCCCACGTCTTTACACGATATACCGCTCAAACATTACCAGAAGTTTATTAAGACTTTTGAAAATGCAGACGACTACACAGAAGACTACGCAGCCTTAAAAATGCTAGAGATCTTTTGTGGAGTACCTTACAGTGAGGCTATAAAGTTTAAAGTAGGCGACATAAATAGAGTCGTAAGTAAAATAAACGACGCACTAGCAGAGAAGCCTAGCCTCATTAATAAATTTAAACTAGGATCTACAGAGTTTGGTATGGTTACAGACTTAAACGACCTTACGTTTGGCGAGTTTGTAGACATAGAGAATAACATTACAGACTGGGACAATATGCACAAAGCTATGGCAGTCTTATATAGACCTATAGTAAGAAAGTATAAACATAAATACGAAATAGAAGAGTATAAAGGCGACAACTGGTACGACGCTATGTTAAATATGCCAGCTAGTGTAGCCGTTTCTGCCATTGTTTTTTTTTACAATTTAGAGACGGACTTGCTCAATCTTACTCTGGACTCTGGACAAGTGCCGAGTCTACAGACAGAAGTTTCGACGCAAACACAAACTTTAACAAAAAGTGGGGGTGGTACACATCGATACACAGACTAGCAAAAGGCAACGTATTAAACCTAGACGCAGTGACAAAACAAAACCTACACTACTGTTTAACATTTTTAATGTACGAAAAAGAAAAAGACGAAGTAGAGACATTACACTACAAAAATAAATTTAACAAATGAGCAATATAGGTGCAAGAGCTTTTTATCTAGTATTAGACATAATCAAAGACACACTACTAGACGACCCAGACATAAACACTGTAACATACGGCGACCTAAGTGAAATAGATCTAGCTAAACAAACTATTTTTCCTTTAGGCCACATATTAGTAAACGGAGCTACACTCACAGACCAGACAGTAGACCTAAACTTTACGGTGTTATGTATGGACAGCGTAGACATATATAAAGGAGAAGTAAAAGACGTTTTTGAAAGTAACAGTAGTGAACACCAGATTTTAAATACTATGCTAGCAGTAGGCAATAGACTGACACAGAAGTTTATGAATGGCACTCTACATCAAGACGGTTTCCAAATGGACGGCGACGTTTCTTGCGAAGTCTTTTTTGATCGCTTCGAGGGTCAATTAGCTGGCTGGGCGTTCACGTTTGTTATTAGTGTTAAAAATGATATTTACAAATGCTAAAGAATATAATTAAGGAGCTAGAAAACTACGGACATAAAGTAGTAGAGAAAGCTAAAAGAAACTTAACGACAAAAGACAAAGACAATACTGGTAAGCTATCAAACAGTCTGCACTATAAAGTAACACAGCAAAAGACAGACCAGCCCAGAATAGTTTTCTATGGAGAAGACTACGGTAAGTTTGTAGACTTAGGGGTACAAGGTAATGACCCACAAGCTATGCCTAAAGGCTCAAAGGTCAGATACAACAAAGCACCTAACAGCCCTTACCAGTTTGGTACTGGCCGTGGCAAAAAAGGTTTACGTAAAGGTATTAATGAATGGGTACTACAAAGAGGTACGTTTGAAGTCAGAGACGAGAAGGGTAGATTTATACCTAGAAAGTCTTTGGTCTATTTAATATCTAGAAGCGTTTGGTATACTGGCATAAAAGCTAGTTACTTTTTTAGAGACGCACAGACAGCTTACAAGAAACCTACTTATAAGAAACTAGGCGAGGCTTTTACTAAAGACGGCACAGACATAATTGCACACGATCTAAAAAGCGTACCTAACATAAACATTAAATATGGCGGATAAAAGATACTTACGCAGCCCTATAACAATAGCAGCTAGCAGAGCTACGGCTCTTAGTGCAGTGGGCGTACTAAACATAGACGGTACAGATAGGTACACACTATCTATAAACCTGGACAGTAACAACGAGGGCTTTTTTGAAATTAGCGAACTATGTAGAGACTACCTAGAGCTTGCGTTTTCTGGCACAT